AGGAAGGCAGGGTCGTGGATCTCGCGGATGGTTCATTTATCCAACCCTTCGCAGAATTCAGCCTGAATTAGTAAATCGATGGGAACAATCTTTTGATCGCATTCTTAAGGAGTGGGGATAATGGCAACCGGTAATCGCACATTAAAACTCTCAATCCTTGCCGATGTTGATGAGTTAAAAAAGAGTCTTAAAACAGGCGAACAAGAAGTTCAAGGGTTTGGCGATAAGGTATCGGATTTTGGTAAAAAGGCAGGTTTGGCTTTTGCTGCTGCTACCGCTGCTGCTGCTGCCTATGCCACTAAATTAGCCGTAGATGGCGTTAAAGCAGCCATTGAAGATGAAGCTGCACAGTTAAGGTTAGCCAGCGCATTACGAAGCGCCACAGGGGCTACTGATGGCCAAATTAAGGCTACTGAGGATTACATAAGCAAGACTGCTTTGGCAGTAGGTATAGCAGACGATGAATTAAGACCAGCATTCCAGAGATTAGCCACAGCCACCGGCGATGTTACAAAATCACAGGATTTGTTAAATCTTGCAGTAGATATATCAAAGGGAACTGGCAAGGATCTTGGAGCGGTAGTTGAAGCTTTATCTAAAGCCTATGGTGGTCAAGATACACAACTTGCAAGACTTGGCATTGGTATTACAGCAGCTCAAGCCAAGCAATTAGATTTTAGGGGCGAAACAGAAAGACTGTCAGATCTTTATGGTGGCGCAGCTAGCAGAAATGCTGAAACATTTCAAGGCCGTATAGATCGATTAAAAGTTGGATTTGATGAAGCAAAAGAAGCTGTTGGACAAGCATTATTGCCTGTCATTGAAAGATTAATTGGTTATGTATTTATCTATGGCACACCAATTGTAGAAAAGTTTAAGGATGCATTTAATGTAATCCGAGATGCCATTGAAAGAAACCGAGATGAATTTACGCAGTTTTGGTTATTAATGAAAGATAAGGTTTTCCCAATAGTCCAAACTGTATTTGGATTTTTATTAGATGTTGGTGCTAGAGCAGCAGCGGTAATTATTGATGCGTTTGGCAAAATCGTTGGTGCAATTACTCCGGTATTAAATTTTATTATTGATGCAATCAACTTGGTAATTGGTGGCTTAAATAGGGTTCGTGGTGGCACAGATATAGCCCCAATTGCAAAAATAGGTGCAACATCATCTGGTGGATTTAGCGGTATTCCTAGCAGTACCGGTGGTGGCTTTACTGGCGGTGGCTTTACCGGTGGTGGTATTGGTGGTGGGGCAGGTGGAGCTGGTGGTGGCGGTGGTGCTGGCGCTACTGGTGTGTTAGGTGCTACAAGTGCAAAAGATTTACTTGATAGATTAACTAGAAATAGTCAGGCATTTAACGAATTGGCATTTCAAGTAGCAACTGGCGGGATAAGTGAAAAAGCAGCTGAAACTCAATTAAATAAATTAATTAAAGAATTTAATGTATTAGAAAGACAGGCTGGTTCGTTAGTTCCAACGCCTGTGCCAAGCGGAACGCCATTTGGCCAAGCGGGAACTGTTATTAACTTAAATGTCAGCGGTGCAATCAACTCTGAGGAAACAGCTAGAGTAATTATTGAAAACATTAATGCTTCACAAGCTAGGGGTGGGGCTTACAGCGGAACTCCGTTTGGTCAGGCATGAGCCAATTTACGCCTGACTGGAAATTAACTGTTGAGGGTGTCGATTACACCAACATAACTATTGCTAATTTGAGCCACAGTTCAGGCAGGCGTAATATCTATTCTCAGCCTTATCCTTCATATATTAGTTGCACAATTGTGGCATTAAATAATCAAACACTTAACTTTGATATTAATGATGGAATTGCTTTACAGATTAAAGATTCAACCAATACTTATGTAAGCCTATTTGGTGGCAACATTACAGATTTAAGCGTTGAGGTAGGTGCTACTGGAGCAGCCGGAACTGAGATCAGATATAACATTGTTGCTTTAGGTGCTTTATCTCAATTACAAAAAACTATAACTAATGGTGTTTTATCTCAAGATTTCGACGGAAATCAAATTTTAGATTTATTAGATGATTTACTGACAAATGCTTGGAATGAAGTGCCAGCTGGTGAAACATGGCAAGGATATGATCCAACAACAACTTGGGCAAATGCAGAAAATGTTGGTCTTGGTGAAATTGATACTCCCGGTTTATATACAATGGAAAACAGAGGATCTAATTCTGACACTATTTATAACATAGCATCACTTATTGCAAATTCAGCATTTGGTGTTTTGTATGAGGACAATCAGGGTAGAGTGTCTTATGCTGATGCAGACCATAGACAAAATTATCTTGCAATAAATGGTTATATTGAATTAGATGCAAGCCATGCAATAGGTAAAGGTTTGAAAACTACAACAAAATCCGGTGATATCAGAAACGATATTTATATCAATTATGGCAATAATTTTAACTCTCAAGCAACAGCCAGCGATGCAACATCAATAGCAACCTATGGTTATAAAGCTGAAACAATAAATAGTGTGTTACATGATTCTGGAGATGCTCAAGATGTGGCAGATCGTTATATTGCTCAGCGTGCTTTCCCACAACCTATATTTGACACAATTACCTTCCCAATAACCAACTCAGAAATTGATGATGCCGATAGGGATGCTTTACTTGGTGTATTTATTGGCATGCCTGTAAATCTGATTAATTTGCCAGATCAAATATCTAATGGTCAATTTGAGGGTTATGTTGAGGGCTGGTCTTGGTCTGTCAGTTTTAATCAACTTTATTTGACTTTAACTCTATCACCAACAGCTTATAGCCAAGTGGCTATGAAATGGTTCACAGTTCCAGCAACAGAGGCTTGGAACACAATAGACCCAACTTTACAATGGCAATACGCTACAATAGTAGCCTGAGTATAGGAGAACAATGGCAAATCCAACCACCAATTATTCGTTTGCAATGCCGACGAATACAGATCTAGTTAAAGATCTACCTGCCGATTTTGACATATTTGGTCAAGCAGTTGATGATCGTATAAAAGCATTAAATCCTGAAACAACTGCTGGAGATATTGCTTATCGTGCATCAACCGCTAATGCAAAAACTAGATTAGGAATTGGAACTGCTGGTCAGGTATTAACTGTTAATTCTGGTGCAACTGCTCCTGAGTGGGCAACACCAGCAAGCGGTGGAATGACTTTAATAAATGCTGGCGGAACGACATTAACTGGATCATCAATTTCAGTTTCATCAATACCAACTAGCTATCAAGATCTTTATGTGATAGTGCGAGATTATGTAACTAGCACAGATAATGATGGTTTATTAGTTAGATTAAATAGTGATACTGGAACAAATTATGCTTTTAGAGATAATTTTACTACTGGTGCAGCATTAACTTGGAATGCGACTAGATGGAATGTGTCTGAAGGAAATGATAACAGCGTCGGAGATGGTTTAACTGTTGTTTATTTCTATGACTATGCCAATACTGCAACTTATAAAATGGCAAATTATTATACAATTTCAACAGATGGAACTAATACTGCAAATTTTAGATACAGAGCGGGCGCTGGATTATACAAAGTAACTAATACCGCTATTACATCATTAACTTTTTTACCCGAAGGTGGCGGAACTTTTTCAGCCGGAACTGTATTTGTATATGGAGTCAAATAATGAAACCACAAATTAAAGAATTAGATTTATCTACTGGCGAGGAAATTGTCAGAGATGCAACAGCTGATGAAATTAAGCAAATAGAAAAAGATATTGTTGAATCAGCAAAAATTAAAGCTGATAAAGAAGCCAAAGAATCAGCACGCCAAGCAATTCTTGATCGTCTTGGTTTAACTGCTGACGAAGCAAAATTGCTACTTGGCTAATGAAGCCTTGGTTATCTAAAGCTGCTGACACTCTAAGAGATCAGATCAATCTTGCTTTCGTGGGTAGGAGCAGGAAATTTGATGGGTGGATCGGCGATAGTAAGCATGCAGCTAGAAAATCCGATCATAACCCACGACCTGACGGAGAAGTATGCGCGATCGACATTGACGCTGGCTTATCTGATGAACAAGGAATTAGTTATGATTTGGCAGATCAGCTTCGACTCGCAGCAAAAAAAGATAAGCGTATATCTTACATAATCCACGCTGGTAAAATATGTTCAGCAAAGTCGCTTTGGCGTTGGGTTAAATATCGTGGCATCAACCCACATCACAAACACATTCACATAAGTTTCAAACCAAACCAAGATGGCAAAAAGTTCGACATCCCACTACTGAAAGGCAATTAATGAAACTATCTAAGAAACACAAAGCAGCAATTAAGTCATATTTGAGAGCTGTGGCAGCTAGTGGAATCACAGTAGCCTTAGCAATAGTGGCTGACATTCATCCAGCCTATGCAACTCTACTTGGCGCTGTTGTTGCGCCTGTTGCCAAAGCGTTAGATCCAAAGTCCGGGAGCGAAGTTGATTATGGATTGTCCGAAAAATGAGTCCAAACGAATGGGTCGCATTTGGCGTTGGCGTTTGCAGTATCGCGACCGCTTTATTGCTGGCTCTACGCTGGGTTATTAAATCTTACCTTTCAGAGTTAAAGCCAAATTCAGGTTCATCTATGAAAGATCAATTAAATCGCTTAGAGAAGCGTGTCGATGATCTGTTCATAATAATCAGTAAGTCATAATTTCTTTTATGGCGAACACACGAAAGCGAACTACACGAAAAAAAGTTAATCGTCGTCGAGTTCGCCACACTCCTGAACCATTAACCAAGTTAGATCAATGGTATATAGCAAAACATGAAATGTTTAGAGCTGCACGCAAGGCTGGATTTTCTGAGTCTGTTGCGCTTTATCTAATGGATAACCCTGAATCAATGCCTGACTGGATTGTAGGCGATCAGGGCATTATCCCAGTTATTCCTACTCCGGACGAGGAAGAAGAATAAATTAAAAGATACTTAGTGATCTCAGATTTACAGATTCCTTATCATCACGAAGTCGCAGTCAAGAATGTCATTAAGTTAGCAAAGAGGGAGCGTTTTGATAGTGTCTTGGTGGTCGGAGATGAAATTGATTTTCAGACTATCAGTCGTTGGAGCGAAAAAACACCTTTGGCTTATCAGCAGACCCTTGACGATGATAGGTCAGCTACTCAAGAAATTCTTTGGGCGCTAACTGAGCATTCCAAAGAAGCTCACATAATCAGATCAAACCATACAGATAGACTTTATAACACCTTACTCAAAGTGCCGGGCTTAATAGCTCTACCTGAATTGCAATACCCAAAGTTTATGGATTTTGATTCACTTGGCATAACCTTCCATAAAACATTCTATGAATTTGAAAAGGGCTGGATCTTGGCTCATGGCGATGAAGGTAACATGAATCCTAACGCTGGACAGACAGCCCTAAATCTTGCCAAAAAGGCGGGTAAGAGCGTGGTTTGTGGTCATACCCATAGGTTAGGTATGTCAGCCTACTCTGAGGGGCTCTACGGGGCTTATAGACCCCTTTACGGGCTAGAGGTGGGCAACCTTATGAACCGCGCCAAAGCATCTTACACAAAAGGCTTGGCTAATTGGCAAATGGGCATTGCCGTGCTGGAGTGGAATGGCAAGAATATGACCCCTACGCTGATCCCAATAAACAAAGATGGCAGCTTTACTTATAACAGGAAATCCTATGGGTCGTGAAACCGATTATCACACCCGCACGATTGATGACCATATCGACGATTTTGAGGATCTTAGCGTTATTTAATTGTTATAAGAAAGTTATAAAAAAATAGCCAATTTTTGTAGTTTTGGTCATTGACAACTGCAATACTAAACCCATCAGCAAGCGAAGGTCTTGCGGATAGGGAGCAAAAATGGAACTAACACAGTCACAAATTAGATTGTTACTAAATGCTTTAATTAGTTATGAAGCTGATGTTACTTATGAAGGTGAATTACCTTTAAGTCAAATTGATCAAAACAATCTTGATGAATTAATAACTAAATTAAATAACCACCTTGATGTTAAGGTTGGTGCATAATGGAAATTGTAGGTTACGCATTCATCATAGGCTGTTTGATTGGTCTAGGTTTATATTTTCTAGATGAATATCGAATGGATAAACATTATCAAAATGGCTATTGGGCTGGCAGATCAGCTGGCTGGAAATCCTGCTTAGAACATCAATCTAGAATCCAAAAACTTAAATTAGAGCAGGTTTTTGATTATGAAAAAAACTGAGGATCTATTAAATGAGGTCATTACTACGATCCAAGATCGCGGTCGTATCTATGGACACCCATATTACAACCACAAAAGAATCGCACAGCTTTGGAGCGCATATCTTGATTACCCAATCACACCACACCAAGCTGCTTTATGTATGGCGTTGGTCAAGGTTTCTAGGCTTACTGAAACTCCAGATCATTACGATTCAATTAAAGACTTTGTCGCCTATGGATCTATCTATCGCACAGTGCTCGAAGCAGTCCAAGACTCTGATTTCGAATGGAAGGAATAAATAATGGGTTTTAACTTAGAGGAATATGAGGATGTGGCTAGTTTGAACAAATGGTTTATATCAAATTTCCCGATGGGGCGATCTGATATTTCAGTCGTAAGCCATGATGCAGTAAATGGTTATATTCTTGTTCAAGCCACATTATGGCGAGATGCAAGTGATGACAAGCCAGCAGCTAGTAATTTGGCATTTGGATCAAGAGAAACATTTATGCCTAACATGAAAAAATGGTATGTAGAGGATACTGCCAGTTCAGCTTTAGGTCGGGCAATTATCTTGTTAAAAGGCAGCAACAAGACTGCAACAAAAGATGACATGAAAAGGGTCGAAACATCCGAACCTAATCAATACGAAAAGAAATTACAGGAAAGGCGTTATGGAGCACCGGGAACTAGATCAGCTGCAATCGAGGATGCACTAAGAGCTTCATTTGCAGTAGAGAATAAAACTGATGATCCACAACAATGGACTATTGCCGATGCTGTTGATGCAGTAGGTCATTCAACTCCTAAAGAACCACCAGCTTGCGAACACGGGCATATTTTGAAGCAGGGTGTGAGCAAGGGGGGCAAGCCGTACTATGGGTATGTTTGCAAGGGATCAAATAAAGATCATGCCAAATGGGCAAAAATGACTGCTAAAGGAACTTGGTATTTTGAGGGAGTTGAGTGATGGGATACATAGCATTTATTAATGGCAGCGGTTGGACTGTCGAATTAGATGACAATGGAGCACACATAATTAAATCTGAACGACACTGTGAAGCATGTGGTGATGATCGAGTGTTTAAGGATGGCACATGTTTTAGATGTCATGAGTTAATAAATCGTGACCCAGTTTAAGTGTAATGGCTGCGCTCGCAAGACTGAGTTCCTATGGCTTGATGCAATAGACATGCCAGATGGATTTAAGGTCTATCAATGTATGGATTGCGGATGCGTAGGAGTTAAGAATATAACTGAGCAGATAGATCGAATACCGGACACAAAGATAAGCAGGTGTGTG